GTTGACGAGCAGCGGCTTCCTTCGCAGACATCGCACCGCCGTCAGTGTGCACGCCCCGCCTGCGTCACACTGAACACGTGCCCGTCCGCTCGCAGCAGGCGACTCAACTACTCGTCGATCTCCTGACGTTGACGCCTCGCGCCCGAGACCCGTGGCTCAGGCAACTCGATCAGCGGGACCTCGCCGTGCTGTTCGCTGCCGCCCGCCGCGATCTCGGCACCCCGTTCGGTCTTTACCAAGACGATCCGGTGGGCTTCATCGAGATCGTGCTCGGTGAACCTCTGTGGTCGAAGCAGCGGGAGATAGCGGTAAGCGTCGAAGCGAACCGCCGCACCGCCGTCCCGGCCTGTCACTCGGCCTCCAAGACTCACCTCGCCGGCCGCCTCGTCGCCTGGTGGGGATCGGTCTGGCCGGGCCGCACCGCTCAAGTCGTCACGACCGCCACCAAGTCCCGCCAGGTCAAGATGCAACTCTGGCCGCACATCCGCCGGGTCGTCGAGAAGGGAGGGCTGCCCGGTAGCTGCGACATGATGCAATGGAAACACTCGGACGGGTTCGTGGTCGCCTACGGGTTCAGCGCCGCCGACTACGACGAGACAGCGTTCAGCGGCATTCACGCCCCGCATCTCCTCGCCGTGGTCGACGAGGCCGGCGGCATCTCCCCCACGCTCGGCGAGTCACTGGAGTCCCTCATGTCGGGTCTCCACGCCCGCTTGCTCATCATTGGCAACCCTCCGGTGGACGAGGAGTTGGCGTCGCCGTGGTTCGAGGAGCGGTGCCTGTCGCCCCTCTACAACACTGTGCGAATACCTGCCGCCGCCACTCCGAACTTCACGGGCGAGATCACGCCCCTCTGCGGCACCTGCCCCATCGAGGTCTCGCCGCACCCCGTCGCCGATCATCTCGTGTCCCGCCAATGGGTCGAGGACGCCGTTGGCGCGCACGGCTCGGAGTCTCGCTACGTCGAGGCCCGCGTTCACGCCCGCTTCCCGAAGGGCGGTCCCCGCAAGGCAATCCCGATGGCGTGGCTGGAGGACGCCGCTCTCAACGACGACCCGGCCCCGAGTACGTGGGTGCGTCTCGGTGTCGACGTGGCCGCTGATGGCGGCGACGAGTTCGTGATTGCTCGGGCCGAGGGCTTCACGGTCCGCATCGTTCACCGCTCGGCGGGAGAGGCGAACATGAACGCGACCGACGTGGCAGGGACCGTTCTCGCCGAGATACGTGCCGCCGAGGAGATGTCTCGCACGTTGAGCAGCGACCGCCCGGTGCGGGTCAAAGTGGACTCCATCGGTGTCGGGTGGGGTATCGCCGGGGTGCTCAAAGCGTGGGGGTCCGAAGGTCTCCACGCTGCTGAGATCGTGGCCGTGAATGTGGCCGAGCGAGCCAAAGAGCCGGAGCTGTACGCCAACAAGCGAGCCGAGATGTGGTGGAACGGCCGCGGCCTCATTCAGCCCCGAGCGGATGGCAGAGGGGCGACGGTGCGTCTGGAGGTGCCGAAGGAGACTCTGGCTCAGCTTGGTCTCCTGACGGCCGGCTACGACTCCAGCGGCCGCCTCCGCATTCAGAAGAAGGCGGACGTGAAGGCCCGGGGCATGAACTCCCCGGACCAGGCTGACGCCGTGCTGCTCGCCCTGTACGAAACGGAGGATGGCGGTGCGGCGCGGTCGATGGGCAGTCGTGTGGCCGGCGCCCGCCTCTAACCGTCCCCGAGCGACCCCGTCACCCTGGTCTACCCTGGCGTGCCGTGGACCTCTGGCCGTTTGTGATCGCTGCGCTGGCGTCTTACCGGCTCACTCGCTTCGTGGTCACGGACTCCCTGCCCGACCCCGTCCGCCGCCGCATCTTCCGCCGCTTCCCCCCGGACGAGATGTGGGCCAAAGCCTTTCCCCGTGTCCGCAAGGGCCAGCCCGTCGTGCGGGTCTCGAAGGTCGGCCAACTCCTCGACTGCCCGTACTGCACCGGTTGGTGGATGGCCGGCCTGTCCCTCGCCGTCGCCTACGCCCTCGGATACACGTCCACCCGCCCCGCCACGCTTCTCGGCCTCTGGTGGGCCTTAGCTGGCGCCCAAGGCCTACTCAACGCCCTCGACGCCCGGCTCAGCCGGTAGGAGAACCTGTGCCCCTGTTCCGTCGAGCGAACCCCGCCCGCTCCATCCACTCTGCGATCACCGCCGCCGCCAAAGTCCTCACCTCCCCGTCCGGCGAAGCAGCACCCCCCGGCAGCGCCCAACCGTGGCAGGTCGAGGCGTTCGACCTCGCTGACCGAGTCCCCGAGGGCGGGTACGTCCTGTCGTTCGTCGGTGACGCCTTCTCCCGAGTGACGCTGGGCGTGGGGCGCGTCAACGATGAGGGCGTCACCGAGGCCTACGACGCCGACTCAGGCGACCCAGCAGGCGCGATCGCCGCCGCTCTCGTCCGTGACCTGCGCGCCCCCGTTGGCGGCCAACCCCAGTTCCTCCGCTCCACGGGCGTCAACCTCGCCCTCGCCGGGGAGTTCTACCTCGTCGGCATTCCCTCGTTCGACCCCGACGATGACCCGCCCGACCCGAGCGAAGCCATCCTGCCGATCGTCCTCGACCCCGACCGCCCCGGCACCCTCGACTGGGAGGTGCTGTCCGTCCTGGAGCTTGGCTCCAAGGGTAGCGGCGACTCTCTCCGCTACACCCGCCTCGGCGGCAACAAGGACGAGGAGATGCCGGTCGGCACGATCGCCTCTCGGGTGTGGATTCCCGACTTCCGCTTCACCCGTCATTCCCGCTCCATGTTCCGGTCCGTCCTCCCGACGCTCCGCAAGCTGATCCTCCTCGACGCCCGCACCGTCGCCGACTTCATGAGCCGCCAGAACGCGGGCCTGCTCATCGTCCCCTCTGAGGGCGACTGGCCCTCCACCCCCGAGAACCCAGACGGGTTCTCCAAGTTCGTTGACGACCTCGTCCTCACCATGACCGCCGGTATCAAGGACCCGTCCTCAGCCGCCTCAATCGTGCCGAACGTGGTCGAGTTCAAGGGCGACCGCATCGAGCAGTGGCGCCACCTCGACTTCGCCCGTGACAACGCCTACGAGGCCAACGAGCGCCGTGACGGTCTCGTCACGGAGATGGCCCGAGGCGTCCAGCTACCCGTCGAGGTCACCACCGGGGCCGGCGCATCGAACCACTGGAACGCCTGGCTGGCGGACGAGTCGCTCGTCAAGACCCACCTCGAACCGCTCCTGGAGATAGCGGTCGACGGCTACACGTCGACCTACCTGCACCCGAGCATGAAGGCCCTCGACGTGGACCCCGACGAGGCCGAGCGGTGGGTCGTCACGCACGACACGACCGAACTGGTGAGCCACCCGAGCCGGGGCGACGAGGCCACCGAGGGGTACGACCGGGGCGAACTGTCCGGCCACGCGTGGCGCCGATACCACGGGTTCACCGAGGCCGACGCCCCCGACCCCGCCGAACTGGAGCGCCGCCGCCAACTGCGGGACGTGATCGCCAAGCCCGGCGCAGCAGCCCCCGAAGGCCAAGCCGCCGGCCCACCTGACCAGCCGGGGGACCTGTCCCGGAGGGTGGCCGACGCCGCAGAGGCGACCATCGGCCGTGCTGTGGAGCGGGCCGGGAACCGCCTCCGCAACAAGCTCAACGGCCGTCCCGGCGTGCGCGACCTCGTCGCCGCGACCCCGCCAGCCGAGGTCGCCGCCACCCTTGGCCCCGCAATGGTCGACTCTCTCGTCACCTCCGAGGAGATGTTCGTCGGGGAGTTCGGCCACCTGGCCCGCACCGCGCGCCGTTGGGCGACCACCGCCGGCCACCCCCAGCCTGGTCTCGTCGCTGAGCGGGTCATGGCCGCGGCCGAGCTGCTCGCCCGTGAGCGGCTCTACGACCCGGACCGGATGCCCGTGCCCGCCGACTTCGCGGAGGCCCTGCGGTGACTGAGCGGTGCTGGCAGCGCCTCGCTGGGTGGGTGCTGCCGCCGTGGACGGTCGGCCTGTCGATGCCGCCGCCTGAGCGGTCGCTCGTCATCCTCTACGCCCTCAGCTCGGCCAACTTCCCCCGCTCCATCCCACCCACCTCTCAGCACCCGTCGCGTCGGCTTCGAGTTGTGCGGTGAGCACCCAAGCTGAACAGGAACTGGCGCGCCTCCGGGCGTGGCGGGCAGAGCAGGAAGTGGCCCGCGCCATCCGCGCCGCCCTCGATGCCCAACAGGAGATCGCCCTGGCGCGGCTCCGCTCGTTGACCGCCGCGATGCCCGGTGACCCGTTCGGCGAGGACGTGTGGGACGAGCAGGTGGACCACTTCGTGGCGCCCGTCGTCCTCTCCACCCTCGACCGTTCCGCTGAGTCTGCCCTGCTGCGGATGACCGCCGTGTTCGTCCGGGCCGGCCGCACGATACCGAACGTCCCGGCCCCGAGCATTGCCGGCCCCGCGCTCCGTCTCCTCGACATGGTGCGGGGCATGGGCGCCACCGCCGGGGACCGCCTCCGCCGAGAGTTCGCCGGCCGGGGAGGGCAGGCCGGGTCGAGCCGAGAGTTGGAGCGGTTCTACAACGAGGTATTCGGGATCGCCGGCCGCCAAGCTGAGACCCTCGCCCGCACCGAGGTCGGCCGGGCCATCAGCCAAGCCAACGATGACTCGATGCGCCCCGCCCACGACGCTGGCCTCATCGCCCTCCGTGAATGGCTCAGCGCTGACGACGCCAGAACTAGGCCGACCCACAACGAGGCGGACGGCCAGCGGGTCGGCTTCGATCAGCCGTTCCTCATAGGCGGGTACTACCTTCAGGTGCCCGGAGACCCCGCCGGGCCAACGCAGGAGACCGTCAACTGCCGATGTGCCGTGCTCTACCGGACGCCGGAGGAACTGGCCGCCGAAGGCTAAGGCTTCGGCTTCTTCAGGTCTGGGTCCTTGGAGAGAGCATCGAAGATGGCCACTCGGTCCTCGACCGGGAGCGTGGAGATCGCCGCGACGACGGCGTTGCGGGCCGCCTCCAAGGCAATGCCCGTCATCCCCTTCGCCCGGATGGCGGCGGTGGCGTTCGCTCCCGCAGCGTTGGCCGCGGCACGCGCCGCCTCATACTCGGACAGCACGACGGCGAGACGCTCAGGCTGGGGCACGATCACGACGATACGCCCCCGCCGCCCGGAGGAGTGCAATCATGGCGGGCGTGATCGGCAACGACCCCGCTCCGGCTCCCGGCCCGACCCGCGCTGAGCGCCGAGCGAACATGAAGCTCCAGCCGCGCGACGTGCGGCAACGGCTCCAGGCTGTCCGAGTCGAGATGCGCCGACGAGAGAGAGAAGCCCGTCATGGCCGTTAGGTTCCCGCAGATGAAGCCCCCTGTCCCTGCCGTCGTCGCTGGAGCGGACGACGAGACGGAAGAGGAGGAGCACGACGAGACCGAGACATCGAGCACTGAGCACCCGTGGTCCGGCATCCTCATGCTGGTCGGCGAAACGACGACGGACGGGCGCGAGTTCGTGGCCGCCGGGATGACTGTGCGGGACCTCCCCCTCCCGCTCTGGTACCTCCCGACCAACCCCCACGGCGGCATGTTCGATCAGCCCGGCCAACTCGCCGGGCGGATCGACACCGTCGAACTGGTCGGCACGCAACTGCGGGGCACGGGCGTCATCGACACCTCTCTGGAGGCTGGTGAGGCCCCGGTGACCGCCATCCGCTCCGGGGCGATGCGCTGGGTCTCAGCCGACAACGGCGTCTCCGCCTACGAGGAAGTGGAGCTGAACGGCTGCGAGTGCGACTACGAGACGGGTGAGGGGTGCGACGAGTGCTCATGGCTACTCCGCTTCACGGAGTGGGAGTTCATGGGCGCCACCATCCTCGGCATCCCCGCCTTCCCCCAAGCCGTGATCGCGCTCGACGGCGACGACCTCGACACCGCCGCTGAGGACGGAGAGGAAGCTGCCGAGGTGCTCTTGGCTGCGCTCGGAGTGGCGCCCCGTCCGTGCTGCTCTGGTTGCGCCGAGACGAACCTGGTGGCGGGAGGTTCCCCCACTGAGCCGCCCGCCGCCTGGTTC